GGGATGGTACATCTGTCTCGCTTACTAAATCATAACCAGTTCTGTAGTACTCATACACTAGTTCATATGCTTTGTCGGGCATAGGATGACATATAATTTCTCTGCCGGGAGTTCTAATAATATGTGTAGGCACACCTGTGCTAGTTGTATTATATTCAGAATCTGCGTGTTTCTCTAAATATTCCTCGTATGACATTACTTTTAGTTTTACAGTTCCTATGTTTAAAGTATCATCTCTTTTTATACGGAACGTGTTAAAGTTTATTGTTTTAGCATCGTTAGGATAGGAGTATCTAGGAGTAGCTGCAGTTAAAATTTCTGATGCTTCTACGTGATTCCAAGGCCACTCATATTCTTCTTGCTGTATATGTCGTATGGCAGAGTTAACCGCATCTTTAGCAAAAGCAAAATACCCTGATACTGTAGCAAAATTACTAGATGTTAACTGTACTTCATTGAGTCTATTGTTAACATCATTCGTTAGTCCTATAAAATTGTATGCCATATTATTTCTCTTTTATCTTTAGAAAAATGGAACGTTCAAAAACCAGACCATCTCCTGTTGATATTTGACAGGTTACAGTATACCTCTTGTTTATTGTACCCAAAGCAAAACGTGCAGTGGCTACTTTACCAGATATTGTAGGTTGAACAAACTGTAAACCGTCTACTACTTCAGCATTAGAAACTTGTTCTTTATTGCCGTTAGCATCTTTTACAAACCAAGTTGCAGATGATAAAGTATCATCAGGAATAAATCTTGACCAATCTACGCTGTAGTCTATTGTTTCATCTGGATCTTTATCGGGCCATTTATAAGACATTCTGTGTCCTTATTGTGTTATTAATACAGTAGTTGATACATCTTTATGTTCTTGTATATATACTGTAAAATCTTCAGGTAATATGTGGACTTTATTTTCTAGACCTAGTTGATAGCTAGGTAAAGTTAGAGTAAAATTTTCAGGTTCTATATGTACTGTTTTGGTTAAACCATAACCACCTTCAGGTAGCACGTACACAGTTCTTGTGCGATTGAAGGAGTCTGCGTGTGCATCATAATCAAAAACATTATTAGCAGGTGCATCTAAATTTAAGTTAAGTAAAGCAGATAGACTAGTTAATTCTACTGCTGTGCCTACTTGTAAAAATGCTGTTACATCAACAACATTAGTTGTAACATTGATACTTCCTGTAGTTATATTCGCTTTTGCATCAAAGTCAAGCGGAGAATTTGAAATAGAGGCAGATGTTGCAGTTAAATCAGTATTAGCTTTAGCTTCAAATCCTGCTGTACCTGCTTCTAAGGCTGCAGCATAGGAAGCAAAAAGTTTTGTTAAGTGTATTTGAAAGGATTGCGATGTTGTTGCAAAGCTACTATGAGAGACAGGCATAGTTATTTCAAATGATGCCGCCTGTCCAGTAAAAACAA